ACGCTGCTAATGATGATGCTTGCTTTGCTGCAGCGTCTGCTGCTCTTTGTGCTGCCTCTGCTGCTCTTAGTTGTGCTGCTATAGATGCTGCGCCTATTGCTCCAGATTCTCCTGCTGCTAATGCACTTGGAGTTACTCCTGCTGCTGCTAACGCTGCTCCTGTCAGATCTCCTGCTGCTTTGGCTGCAGCGTATGCTGCTGCTGCTGCTGCAGAATCTGTTCTGCTACCACCTAAGACAGGATCAGCAACTTTAGGAGGAATAGTAACTATTGGTGTACATTTCCCGTTAACTAAGGCAGTTCCAGCAGGGCATCCTGTTGCACTTGGATTTCCAGTACTTGGTGTGCCACTTGTATTAGGTAAGGTAAATCCTTTTGCTGCATTTAAATAGGCTTCTAAAGCCAATCTTGCCTTATCCCATTGTCCAGCAATTTTACCAACCATCTCTGCAGACAATATAAGTTTTGCATCATCTGTTAAAGTAAATGGCTTTCCAACTTCAAGCAAGTATGCAGCAACTTTATCTGGTGTAGTATTCCAGGCTTCTGCTAATTTGTTAACTTCATCTGCACCAACTTGTTGATCTGCTAAGGCATCAAGTGCTTGAGAATAGTGTAGTGCAGCCTCAGTAGGGTTATCAGAATCTTTAAACCATTTTCTTCCAAGTTCTTCAAGTTTTTCTTTACCTATGTTGCCATGTCCTGCTTTAATAGCAGCAGTAAATTCAAGATACTTCTTTGCCTGATCTCCAGACATTCCCCACGCCATTCTTATGGCCAGGATTCCTGCATCATCTAATTTTACTTCGCCTATTGCCAAGATGCTCTTGATATACATATCAGCAGCCTCTGTGGTCATTTCCCACTTATTGGCCAAATATCCAATTACAACTATGTCATTTGCTCTTAGTTTATCAAGGTGCTGAACAATATCTGCTTGACGCAATAGTGTTTTGTTATATTCGTCTGCAGCCTTTTGTTTTAAATCATCTAATGCTTTTTGTTGCTTAGTTGTTTCTGCTAATAATACTTTACCAGTTTTTAGAAGGTTCTGATAGATAGCCTCCATCTGGATAGCATTCATCTCATCAGGATCTGTAAGTTTAATTCCTTGCTTATCTAATTTAGCATTGTTCTTCTTAATTGCTGCAAGTTGAACTTCCATCTTCTTTTTATCTGTAAGAAGATTTCTATTTAGAGTGGCAAGTTGTTTAGCACCTTTTCTCTCTAAGCCCTGGATATAAAGTCTCTTTTGTTCATCTGCTAATTGCTCTGCATTCATTCTTGCTTCTCTTGCAGCATCCTGAGCATTCTTTATTCTTGTTGCGTTAGCGTCTTTAACTGCGTCTTCAATAGATTTAAATCCATTAAGAATAATCTGTTGCTGTTCTTTTTGTTTATCAAATGCTTTTTGTTGTCTTACTTCAAGACTATCATAACTAGCAGCAAGTGCGGCATTAGCATCAATTTCTTTTTGAATTCTTTGTCTTTTTTCGGCATCTCTTTTGACATCTCTTTTGGCTTCTCTGTCAAGCAAAAATTCCATACCTTTATAGACTGCAAATATTGCTGCTCCTGCTATTGCAACCATTGCAACAATTGGACCCAAGGCTGCTGCTCCTGTAACGGCAGCCATACCAAGAGCAACTCTAAAAGAATTAACAAGAACAGTAAGTCCTCTAATGCCTTTTGCAAGCGTAGGCAAGGCTTCCTTCATATAAGCACCTTCACCACCGAACTGCTTCATTTCTTTGCCTGCTAAGAAGACGGTTCTTCCGAATCCTTTTAAGATTCCTGCAACCACTTTTACTCCAGTAAATAATTTTATAGCAAGAAGGGTACTTGCAATTCCTGAAGCAAAAAACTTAAGCAAAGGGCTAAGACTTTCAATTGCGCTTGCAAGATTAACTGCTGCTTTTCCAAAGTTTTCAATAACTGTTATTGTCCCAGCAAGGGTATCAGCGATTTCTTGTTGATTTAGTCTAATAAATTTTTCAAGGGCAGGGAAAACTTCATTTTCCAAACGATCTACAAATTTTTCTAATACTGGAATTAGGGCGTATCCAACTCCATCTGCTAATTGATTAAATCTTAACCTTAATCCTGTTAGTTTACCTGCAAATGTGTTTGCTGCTGCCTCAGCCTGCCCTTTTGTTATTTTTGCTAATTCTTCTTGTGCTTTTGTAAAATCTTTTGCTTTAATAGTTGCAGCAGAAAGAGGTAGTCCTAATTTTGTAAGAGCACCAAACTGACCATTGTATGCTTTGGAAAGTGCCATTGAAACGGAACCCAAATCTTTTCCGCTTGCTGCACTAATATCTGTGGCTAAAGCGAGTAATCCTTGAGCCTTGCTTAGATTTCCTGTTCCTTGAACTAATGTTTTTAATGCAGGAATTAACTCATCATTATCAATTGCAACTTGTAGTTCAAGACTATCTAAAAATCTTGAGTTTGCTGCTATGGCATCTTCTGTTGCTCCAGTTGTATTTCTAAGTGCTACTGCTAATGATGCCTGTGCCTTTTGGTCTTCCATGGCACCTTGCACAGCATCTACTGCAAGTTTACCTGCAAAGGCAACGGTTGCAACACCTGCTGCTGCAAAGGCTTTTGTTGCTTTCTTGCCAAATGCATCAATCTTTTTGCCCATCTTGGCAATATCTCTTTGTGCTTCTTTACTACCTTTATCAGAATACTGAGAGACAATTCGTGCAATTACTGCTCCAGTTGTTGCCATATCATGCACTCTCCTTATTCAAATTTTGTTTTAGTGTTGCTTTAGCCTTTTCAAGGGCATCAAACACATTTTTTACAATTCTATCTTTATTCTTATCTACAGACTTCCAGATTAAGCGAGAAGCGTTTCCGTCTTGTTTTTCCAAGTTACTAATAAACCTGTTCTTTCCTGCGCTTTTGTTCTTTCTACCTGCTAATTCATAGATAGCACCTTGGGCTGATCTATTCTTTAAGGCACCAGCAGATGTAGTGTAGTCTTTGCTAACTTTTCTTTCAGCCTTTGAGGTTGAGATTCCAGCCTTGATAATGCTTTGATCCCATTGTGGCCATCCAGCACCATTACGAGAGCGAGGGTTGCGAGCAGGTTGAGTATTCCATCCACTAAGTGGTGGCGCAGAAGAGACAAAGCCTTGTGCATCTTGTTTAGCACTTCTTAATTCAGAGTTAATAACTTTATTAAAACTCTTAACTGCATCTTTGTCAAATTGCTCTAATGCTTTTAGTGTTTCCTTTAAACCAGTTAACACTATAGCATCTTTACTCATTTCCTGCTCGCTTCCTTTGCTTTTTGCTTTAGATAAATAACAATTGCTTCAAGTATACCTTCAGGTGCTTCAAGCAAATCGTTTGGAGATATCCCTGTCTCCACAGAAACCATTGCTACCGTATAGGTTAGGCTGTCTCTGTGGATTCGGAATTTGGGTCATTTGCTAACTCCACTGATTCAAGTGTGTCAAGAAACGCATCTCCAAAAGGCTTTGGTGCCTTACCAGCATCCTTCAATGCACCATGTGCAAGGTAGTAGATGTGCTCTAACTTTTGATCTTCTGTAAGTAATTTAGCAAAGCCCTTATTGAACTTATTTTCAAAGGCAACAATAGTCTTTGGGCGAATAGGATATACGCCTTCTTCACCATCTGTTGTTTTGACTTTTATGAATAAACCATCCATTATTTTTACCCCTTTAAGGTGTTGTAATTTTATTTATATTTCCATAAATAGGCCAAGTTACTCGTGCCGTTGATAGTTCACCAACACCACCATTTAACGAGGTCCATTCGGAAATTGTAATCTCAAATTCGTATCTGGGATTGGAAGCACTTGTACTAGCACTGCCTTTTGGCTTTATTTTGCAATAAGCAAGTCCTCCTACAAGTGGAGCGATTGTATCTTCTACTGAGTTATTATCAAAATCCTGCAAAAAGTCAAAACTTACACTATTATTTGCAAGTCCTGCTAATTGTCGTTTTGATACATCACCAAGAACCGTAGTTTCAAAAAGATCATGTACAGTACTTAACTGAACTGATGAAACATGGTCACTTAAGTCTACCACAGTTCCTGAACTTGGTCCAATTTGTACTGACACATCAGTTAAAACTATGATTGCCATGATTAAGGAGTTGTATCCTTAACGATTTGACCTGAAATTGGCCATGTGACAGAAACAGTTGAAAGTTCTCCAACTGCACCGTTGAGTGGAGTCCACTCTGAAACCAAAACTTGTCCAGCCTTTGTTGCTCCAGAGCCTGAATTGTCTGCTCTGTAAGCAGGGTTAGTTGATGAAATTGCTGCTGAAGTTGGCTTGATAACAAGATTTGTTAATTGACCAATTCCAATTCCATCAATAATTGATTCCATTGCTCCTGAAGCGAAGTCGTTGTGAAATTCAAGGGCTACGGAGTGATCCTTAAGTCCTGAAGTTCTTGTTCTTGCGCCAACTGGGCCAAAGGCTGTGGTCTCAACCACATCTTCTGGCGTATTGATTGTAACTGACGAAATGTATTCTCCAATAGGTTGTCCATTAAGTTCTACATCTACATCTGTAAGTACTATTCTTGCCATTGTTATTTATCTCCTTGTTCATTGTTATCTGATTTAAAAACAAATGCTTCAGGTTCTTCCTTCTGCACTTGTACTTCTTGCTTTACTGCTTGTATTGCTGGTGATTCTTTTACTGCTGGTGTAGGTGCTTTTGATAAAGCGTCTACTCTTTTTAACTTACCTGATTCAAGATACTTTTGAATATTAGCACCTAAATCAAGCAATTCTTTCTCTGTAAACTTTGCACCTGGCTGTCTACCACGAAGTGCTGTTTTAGTTACTACATATTCCATTGTTTCTCCTTATCCCCAAATTGTGAGGTTATAACGGTAAGATAAAAATGTTTGATCTCCAGTCTGATAAGTACCACTTTCAGCACTTATAACTCTTAGAGTATTAACAAGTCCACCTAATGATCTATCTGACTCTAAAGCAGTTTTGATTGAACCATTACCACTTCCAGCCAAAAGAACATCAAGTTTTTCTTGTCCACTTCTCTCTGATATTCTTTGTACAATCACAAATACATCAACAGAAGCCTGATCCAGACCTCTTTGGTTGTCAATGTCAAATGTGAAATCTAATTGTCCTACTACTGCACATGGTGGAACAATAACATCTGGAATTAAGTCATAAACTCTCAGGTTTGTTATTGTCTGTAGATTTGCTTTTAACGCATCTCTTACACCATTGATATTGGAAATAGCCATTAGAATGCCAATCCAAAGTTTCTACGATAAGTCTTTAATAGCATCTCAACATCTGGATCTAGACGAGAGTTCAAACGAACTGTTCCTAGTTCTACAGATCCTGCAATACCAAATGGAGATTGCTTTCTAACAAATAATCTTGCTGCCTGAATCTTACAGGCTAATTCTACTTCGTAAGGAATTGCTTTGAAACCCCAGACTCCAGTTATTTTAAC